CCTGAGTTTTGCACAATTGCCGGTTTTCCCGCCTGAAACTTGTGCCCGGCGTGTGCCCGGGGTATCGTGTTGGCGCTGTCCTGGTTCCCTTGCGATGAGTACCCCCCACGAAAACCCGTGCCCGCACGCTCTGAGGCCGACATCGCAAGGTGCCGGGACAGCCCTCGGGTCGAGCGGGCACGCGCCTTCGTGGGTGTCCCCGTGCGGCCGCGCCACGCTCTACCAGGGCGATTGCCTGGCGGTGCTGCCGACGCTGGCGGCGGGGAGCGTGGATGCCTGTTTCGTCGATCCGCCATACTCGTCCGGCGGCATGATCCGAGGCGATCGGATGCAGGAAGTTCACACGAAGTACGTCCAGACGGACAGCGTTTCCGGAAAGGCGCTCGACGCGTTCTCAGGCGACAACAGAGACCAGTACGGCTATTGGTTCTGGGTGGCGCTGTGGACCAACGAGATCCGCAGGATCGCCGTTCCCGGCGCGATCATGGGCATGTTCTCTGATTGGCGTCAGCTTCCGATCAGCACGAACGCCCTGCAGTCCGGTGGGTGGGTGTGGCGCGGCATCGTTCCTTGGCACAAGCCCAACGGCAGGCCGACGCAGGGGCGATTCAGCAACACCTGCGAATATCTCGCGTGGGGGACCAACGGACCGCGCGGCCTTGATGGCTCGCCGCTGCCGGGGTTCTTCCAGATTTCTACCCCGCCTTCGTCGGACCGCGAGCACATCACACAGAAGCCGGTGGAAATCCTCGAGGAACTCGTTGCGATCGTTCCTGAAGGCCAGACCGTCCTCGACCCCTTCATGGGCTCCGGCACGACGGGCGTAGCGGCGATCAAGACCGGGCGGAAGTTCATCGGCGTGGAAATCGAGCCCCGCTACTTCGCCATCGCCAAGCGCCGCATCCAGCAGGCGATCGAGGACTACGCCCTCTTCCAGCCCGCGCCCGAGCCCGCCCGGCAGGCGGAGATGTTCACAACCCCGCCCCCAGACGGCGGGAAGGGGGGGGCGTGAGCGGCTACATCAAGCTCAACAAGTCCGTCCGCACCTCCGCCAAGTTCATCAGGCTCCGCGCCCTCACCCGCCTCTCCGTCCGCGAGCTGCTCGGCGCGCTCGCCATGCTCTGGATGATCGGCGACGACCAGGCCGTCATGGTCGGGACCGAGAGCGACGACAAGTACCGCGACGCCCTGCTCCCGGGTTGGTCCCCCGAGATGATCGACGCCGAGGTCGAGGTCGAGGGATTCGGCAAGGCGCTCTGTGACAAGGGGGTCCGCTGGGCCAAGGAGAGCCGCGGGGGCCTGATCCTGCCCGAGTTCGAGAAGCACAACGACAGCGCGAAACAGCGAGCGCAGGCGGCCGAGCGGATGCGTCGGTTCCGGTCCCGTCAATCGTCACGTTCGGGGGATGTGACGCGCAACCAAGAGCACTCTTTTGGTGACTCTCCGGTTACGCGTCACGAACGGACACAGAGCAGAACAGAACAGAGCAACAGCAGCACAATACAAAACAGCTCAGAACAAAACAGCATGCATGCGCCTCCGGCGGGGCTGCCCGGAGATGCGCGGCCTTCGGCGGATGCTGCCGCTGCCGAGACTGGCGAAGCCCCGCCCCCCCTGGTTTACCGCATGCCAGCCGCGGAGTTCCGCGAGTCGTTCGATCGCGTCCGAGCCCTCATGGCCGCCGGCGTTGCGCCCTCCAGCAGCGCCGCCGAGCTGGCTGAGCACCCCAACGCGACGACCGAGCGCGTCCGTTGGCTCGTGGACCGGGTCGGGGACGAGAACCCAAAGAACCCGGGCGGGTGGATCCGCCGCGGCATCGTCGAAGGCTGGAAGCCGCCACGGGACTACTGGACCGAGCCGAAGGTGAAACTCCGCCTTGCGAAGCGAGCCGCGCGGGCGATCCGGCGAGGTGCGTCATGAGCAAGCAGCCCGACCTGTTCTCGAAGACCGTGAAGCGCGGCCCGTCGCTCGCCGAGCTGGCGAAGGCCGTGGGGCACAACCCCTTCGAGCCCAAGCGGCGCGAGGACAAGCCCGCGCCCCAAACCGAAATCCCCCCGCCGGCGCGTGCCGACGGGACCTCTCCCCCCGTTCCCACCAGGAGCACTTGACCATGAGCACCGTCCCCAAAGTCTGGAATGAGAAAATCACCTCCGCCCTCCGCGAGCTGCGCGTCAACCGCGTCAACGCCAAGAGCAAGATCGCCGACGCCTGCGAGTACCGCGACGAGCTCAAGGGCAAGCTCGACGAGATGGGCCCAAAGAAGACCGACGAGCGCCTCGAAACCGCCAACGAGCTCGCGACCGCCCTAGCAACCATCGACCTGCAGCGCAAGCGGTTCAAGGCGCTCGGGACGCAGATGGAGAAGGTCATTGAGATCGCCGACAAACCCGCGAGCCAGCAAGCCGAGTTCGGGTTCGCGGGCGAGATCAAGACCGACTTCACCCGCAAGGACCTCGCGAACATGGCGGCGGCCGAAGCCGAGGCGAAGGCTCAGACCGTCGTGCCGTGCATCGGCGGCGTGTACCGGTTCACCAAGGGCGATGAAGCCGACTTCCAAGGCGAGGTGACCGGCGGCGGATCGACGATCTGCCGCGTCACGGTGCACAGCGCCAAGATCGGCAGCTACGCGCGGGATGAGCAGGTCGAGATCCCCTACCGCGAGTGGAAGCTCGAGGAGATCGACGTGCCGAAGGACGCGCTCCGCGTGGACCAGCCCAAGGGCGGCGCGGCGGGCGAGATGGGCGGGAAGACGGAGGCGGCGTAGTCACTGTGCCAGTTTCCCTGCCGAGCAGGGGTGTTCTGTTCCAAAACCTGCGGTGCTCGGATGGCTGCGGGGCCCAGCGAGCCCCCGCCTCCAAACCGCCGGCGAGAGCTGGCGGGGCGGATTCAGGAGAACGACCGATGGCCCGCCACCAGGGATACGCAGCAAAGCAGAAGGTCCTTCAGGATTGGGAAGAGCGTCTGCGCAAAGACCTCCGAGGGGTGAAGACGTTTTGCCTGCTGGAGCTGGTCACTGCGATGCTTGACGACGAGAAAGAAGGCGACATGATGAAAACGAGCGAGTGGGTGTCGCGTCACGGCAACGAGGAAGAGGAGTCGCACCTGACCATCGCGCTTCGAGCGGCGATCGTCACAATCGGAAAGATGGCACTGGAACGCCCGGACGCCGAGCAAGCGTGCGAGGAGCAGCAGCACCCGTGATCATCCACCCAGCCCAACTCATCGCCGAGAAGGCCGACCCGCCCAAGCTCCGCCGCGCCGACCTCGTCCAGGGCGGGCCGTTCGGCGAGCACGCCGCGCGGTGGCTCGGGCCCATCTCGTTCTTCGTCGCCGGCGAGCCCGTCGCCCAGCCCCGACCCCGCGCCCGCGCCATCCCGGGCACCCACGGCGCCCGCTGCCGCTGCGGACGCAAATGGACCGCCCAGCTCTACGAGGCCGAGAAGGACGAGCGCGACGCCGAGGGACGCATCACCGTCCGCAGCGCCAAGCCCTGGCGGGACCTCGTCGCGCTGGTAGGCCGCTCGAAACAGCCCCCGCGCCCGCTCCAGGGCACGCTGGCCCTCGGGCTCACGTTCTTCTTCCACGCCCCGCAGTACGTGCTCGAATGGGGCACGCCGCTCCCCTGCCTCATGCCCCGCCGGCCCGACTTCGACAACCTCGACAAGGCCGTCACCGACGCGATGACCGACGCGGGCTGGTGGTGGGACGACGGGCAGATCGCGTGGCCGCTCACGCCCAAGTTCTGGATCGGACCCGACCAGTCCGAGGGCGTGCTGGTCGAAGTGTGGTATTTGGAGCAGCCAGAGCCCTCCCGTGGGCTGTTCCCAGGAGATCGCAAATGAGTGAGCTACCCATGGGCTTGGAAACTCGAGACGCGATTCGCTTTCAAAGAAGCGTGAATCGCGATGGCGACTGCTGGACCTGGATTGGTTGTCGCCAGGGACTTGGGTACGGAAGAATGCGGATCCGTGGTCGCACGGTCTACGCGCACCGGGTGGCGTACGCGCTTGCGACGGGCAACGACCCCGCTGGCAAGGTTGTGTGCCACACATGCGATAACCCCGCGTGCGTTCGGCCGGAACACCTCTTCCTCGGGACGCAGAGCGAAAACATGATCGACGCGTCCACGAAGAATCGGGTACGAATGGGATCGCGGCACCCGTGTGCGAAACTGACTCCGCCGCAGGTGATAGCCATCAGATCGATGATCGCTTCGGGGCGTGGCGACAGACAGATATCGAGGCTGTTCGGGGTCCATCCCGGAACGATCAGATGTATCCGCGCGGGAAGGAACTGGAAGCACCTCCCCCAGCCCCAGGAAGATGCGAGGTTGATTCGATGACCACCCCCCGCCCCGACCTCGACGCGCTCGACGCCCTCCACGCGAAGGCCACGCCCCCGCCGTGGGGATGGACCACGCACGGAGAAAAGTGCAACTGCGCAGAACTAGGGACGTTCTACGCCTTCGATGATGCCTGTACGCCACTGTCCGGGATGGTGGGTTGCGAGCGATACAACGAGAAGTCAGGGGAATACGTGCGGGTCGCCGACATCGACGAAAGCATCGCGTCGAAGGACGATAACGCGCGGTACGTTGACTTCGACTTTATCGCGTCGCTCCGCAACGCCTACCCCGCGATTTCCGCCGAACTCCGCGCGGCACGGGCCGTTGTGGAGGCGGCGAAGGCCGTTCGCAAGACGCTTCGTGATTGCCCGTTCGGTTTTGGCGGCGAGACCTCGAAAGCCCTGCTGGACCTGTTGGACGCGGCGATGCAGGACGACGCCGCGCGGGGAGGGGAAAAGTCATGAGCATGAACGGACTGTGTTCTGATTGTGGGGAGGAGCGAGATGGCATGGGCAGGTGCCGCTGCACCGGACACGCAACCATCGCCCGCCTCACCGCCGACCTCACCACCCTCCGCGAGCGCCTCGCGGCTGCGGAGGCCAAGGCTGAGCGGCTTGAGAGGGCGCTGCGTTCTATCGACATCAAGGGCATGACATCGAGCCGTAGCTGGATCACAGACATCGCCCGCGACGCCCTCACCACTCCCGCCCCCGGAGAACCAGCATGAGAATCCAGATTGTCATTCAGAACGACCACCCCCAGAGCCGTCACCTTGATTCTGGGCGTCCCATCAGACTGCAAAACCCCGTTCACGACGGGGCTTCGCAGGAGCGGTATGTCGAGATTATCAGCGAGGACCGGTTGATCTGCATGTGCCCCATTGACGAACTACGCCGCGCGGTCGCGGCGCTGTCGTCAGGAGCCACCCCATGAGCAAGCCCACGAAGAAGCCCGCGAGACGCAAGGCCAAGACACGCACGATGCCAAATGAACTAGGCGTGTGGCGCGTCACCGGGAAGCGGTACAAGCTGGTCGCATCAACCTACGTCAACGCGACCAACCGAGCCGACGCGATCAGGGCTGTAAAGGGCAAGCTCGATTCCATCACCAGTGTGAGGCGATGCAATCCAACGTTTCAATATGCGGCCGAGCCCGACGACGGCTGCGGCCCGCGCTCGAAGGTGGACGGTGCGCTCGCCCGGGCGCGCGAGGACGCTGCCGACTGGGGCTCGATGGGCGACCCGGAGCCGCCGGACCTGTCGAAGGTCGATCTGCGGAAGTCGCCGACCTACGCGCGGACGTTCGAGAAGGACGCGAAGGGCGGGGTCGTGCGGGCGTGGGCTGTCGCCGACGAACACGGGATCAATCCTGGGATGGTGGCGGGGACGCTTACCGATGCGAAGGACCTGGTTCGCCAAGGGATCGAACATCCAGGTCTGCGAAGGAAGGGCGAGTACGTCGTTTCCGTTCAGATCGCCCCCGCGACCGCGCGAATCGTGAGCGAGGAGGCGGTGGCACTGGCGAGAGCAGAGGAGAGTTCTTCCTCGCGTCAGGGTCGCCACGAATATGCGTCCGGCATCTATTTCGCCCTCCGCATCCTCGGCATAGGAGACCGCCAATGAACCCGAACACGGCGAGCCTTGAAGAGTTGAGGGATTGGCTGGCGGAGCGGCGGGGATGGAAACTCGTCACCTCCGGCACATTCTTTGGCACGAACTCGGACGGATCGAAGTTCCCGTGGCGTCCGACTCCCGATTGGCCGTTATGGCATCTCGATAAGAAGGAACTGCGCGAGGGCAGCAACCACCCCATCCCCGCCACCCTCGACGCCGCCGCTGCGGCGATGCCGGATGGGTGGACGTGGGAACGCGCGATTGAGCTTGAAGCCGACTGCGAACTCTTTTGGCTCGGCTACCCCAAGAACATCACCAGGCGATGCCCAGAGAGGCTCGTGCGGTTGCTCGACACCGGCGACGAAATCCGCGACCGCTACGCGATGGCGGTTGCTTGTATCCAGGCACAGGAGGCCAAATGACCACCGAACTCAGGAAGGCGGCGGAGGAGATGCGTGCGTTCATCGGCGTCATGTGCGGCCGGGGACCGGATTCGGTCATCCCTGAGACAGTGAGCGGGCCGCTCGGCGTGCCGATCAAGGTCGGTGCGATCTGCGCCGCTGCTGACGCCGCCCTCGCCGCCCCGCGCGACGAACTCGCGGCCGTACCTCCCTCCGGGCATGTCCGCCTTCCAGATGGGAGAGACTTGAAGATCAGCGATACCGGAATGGAGATTCTGCGCAACATGGCAGACGGCAAGCCGTGGAACTTCGCGTTACCCCCGTATCAACACGACGCCAACCCCATCGCCCGAGCCGCCATCGCGCCCCCGACGAACAGCGGCAACGCCGCGAAGGAGTGAAGGTGGCAACCAAGGGACGCATCCAGGTGGTATCCATCGGACGCAACGGAGAGTTCATCGTGCAGGGTACCGACCTCGCATCGACGCAACTCCTGAGCGAAGCCGTGGGCCGCATCGACGGCCTTGAAGTCCGCGCCGCTTGGCCTCGTCGTCGTGGCGGTCGGGACTACCCGAAACTCAAACTGACCCCCACCCAGGAGGCCGACCGTGAGTGAAGCGAAGCCCGTTGACCGACTCGCACAAGTCCTGATCGACTTCTCGAACGCCTGTGGAGGCGAGATGAACCGCATCGGCATCGACGCCGCGCGAGGCTTCGCGGGGCAGATCATCGCCGCCCTCACGCCCGCACCCGAGCCGCGACGCTGTGGCGAATGTGGCCAGATCACACGAGACGACAGCGACGACTGCACGTACTGCGGTCGTTCACTGCCGGAACTGAAGCCCACCACGAAAGGAAACCAATGCTCGCCGTCATGTCCCCGTCCGAGTGGACCGACTTCATCGGAAGCTTCTGGATCACCGTCGCCGTGTTCGCCATCTCCATCGCCCTCTCCATCTGGCCCCGCCTCGCATCCTGGTGGCGGCGGCGCAAGGGAACATGGCACATCCTCCGCCACACCCGCGAGCCCGGTGGGGGGTGAGGATGACGACAGGTGGATCGCGCTCGCCGAGCACGAGAGGGAGATGGAGTCCCTCAAGCAGATCGTGTTCACGAGGGAACGAGAGCGCGACGCCGCGAGGCGCGAGGTGGAGGAGTTGAAGGCCAAGCTCGAAGCCGAGAAGATGGCTTCTGAGAAATGGGGCAAGATGGTCGATGATGCAACGGCCGAACTCGCTACGCTCCGTGCGGCTGCGAACCTCCAAGGACGCCGCATCATCAACGCCTACGACATGGGCAACGGGCAGACGCAGGTTCTACTTGCCCCGCGCGATGAGAAGGCGGATGTGAAGCCGTCCAGCCCCACCGACGGACCCGCTATGGCAACCCTCCGCACCGCGCCGCAGTCCGGCTCGATGGCGACCGAGCACGCGATACAGGCCCTATTCGAGCTCGCCGCCCGCGTGAAGGCGTTGGAGCAGATCGCCAGCACGGTCAGGATCGACGTGCCCAGGTCCTAGCCTCTCAGGTGTTTCCCCGTTCGTACGCGGCCCGAACGCGATTCTCAAGGGCGTACCCTTCGGAATGGACCAGATCGCCGAATCCGCGGGGGGTCAGGGGGCGGCCCTCGCTTCCGTGCTGACCGATCCGCACCACATCCGGGCCGACATCAAGACCCTGCAGCGGGCCGTCCGCGAGGATTGGCCCGTCCCCCCCGAGGTTCGTCCCGAGATCATCCGCCGGCTCGTTGGCATCGTCTCCAAGACGGAGAACGTGGTCCAAACGATGAATGGGCAGGCGATGGTTGACGGGCCGGCCGACCGCAACGCGATCGCCGCGGCCGCCCTGCTGCGTCAGATGACCGCCGACCGCTCCGACGACGAGCGGCACCTTGAGCGGCTGCGGTACGGCGACAAGCACCCGACGACGAACGTCCAGGTGAACCAGACGACGGTTATCACGGTCGCGCCCCCGCGTGTCATCGGGGAGTGAGGCGGGTACTATCTGGCGACCGCCCGCAGGCGGCACGGACCCACGGTCCGTCCCCTGCGAGGCACATGAGCACCGTCTCCAACGTCTCCGAATCCGTGAGGCAAGGCGAAGACCGCTCGCTGGTCTACACGATCACCGACAGCGCCGGGGCGGCCCAGAACGTCACCGGCTGGACGGTGCAGTGGAAGTGCCGGCACGAGTCCAGTTCCAGCGTGGCGCTCACCAAGTCCGCTTCGCTCACCACCCCAGCCAGCGGGATCGTGACGGTGTCGCTGTCGGCATCCGACACCACCGCCCTGTCGCTGGGGCGCTATCTCATCCAGTTGTGGCGGACTGATTCCGGCTACGCGACCCAACTCAGCGAGGGCGTGATGGAAGTCCGGCGCCCTGCCGCGCTGGTTGGAACCTGATCCGAGGAGCACACCTATGGCGATCACCGACCCCGAAGTCATCCGGTTCATCAACGAGGAAGTCCGCCCGCTCGCCGAGCAGATGCGGGCCATGAAGATCAAGAGCGCCCAGATCGTCGCCCGCTGGTTCGGGAACGCGATCAACTCGCGCACCCCGAACGACAGCACGGCCGTCGATGACGGACGCCAGACCGAGGGCGCATCCCGCCTCACCGGGGCGGACGTGAACAGCCTGATCGGGCAGGCCGCGAACATCTCGAGCCAGTTCAACACCGACATCATCGAGAAGCCCTGCGTCCGCCCGCTCAACGTGCATTAACCCCCTATGGCGTTCCCCGCGAACATGGTGTGGGAGGTCCGCAACGGGGGCTCGTCCTCCAACGGCGGGGGCTACACGCCCACGGGTGGCGGCACGGACTACTCGCTCCAGACCGCCGCGCAGGTGTCGTACACGGACCTCGTGATCGACGGCACCGACAACACCAAGTGCACGAGCGCCGGGAACCCGTTCACCGCTGCCCACGTCGGGAACGTCATCAACATCACGTCGGGGACGGGCTTCACCGTCCAGCGCGTCTACGTCGTATCGGTCGCTGTGGGCGTGGCGACGTGTGACCGCGCCCTGGGGACGACCGGGAGCACCGGCGGAAACGGCAAGCTCGGCGGAGCCATGAGTGCGATCGAGGACGTTGATTCCCTGGTCGTGCCGGGCAACGTCGTCTACATCTGCTCCGACATCTCCGGCACCGCGGCGGGCACCAAGACCAGCACGCGGACCCTGACCTGCGACGGATCGGCGGGGGTCGGGTACATCTCGTTCATCGGCTACCTCTCCGGCGGCTCCCGCACCGACGGCGACATCCTTGAAGCGTCGATGCCGATCTACACGAGCGCCACGAACTCGGTGGCGATCCTCTCGCTCAACGGGGCGAGCCGCGTCCGGTTCCGCAACCTCAAGCTGACCCACACCGCCGCAACGCGCGGGCTGGGCGTGTCGGTGATCACGGCCACCTCGACCGGCGTCCGCTTCGAGAACTGCGTTTTCGACGGGTGCCTCTCGGGCGTCGTGGACACCTCGGGCGCTATCAACGCCGCGACGATGGTGGGCTGCACCGTGCGGAACAGCACCTCGCACGGGATGAACCTTGGCAACTCGACCAACTGGTTTCTCATCGGGTGCCTCTTTGACACCAACGCTGGTGACGGCGTTAGGTGGGGCAACTCCTCGGCGACACTCACTGTCTTCTACTGTGCGAGCGTCAACAACACCAGCTCGGGCCACGGCTTCCACGCCTCCAACGCGACCTCGGACCAGTCTGTGCCGATGATCTTCATCGGATGCGTGGCGTACAACAACGCCGGGTCGGGCTTCCGCTTCGCTAGCACTACCGGCAACCTGCGGTTCGTGACCTTCATCAGCAATCTCTCCTACGGCAACGGCGCTTACGGCGTATCGTGCGCCACCGCCGGGCTCATGGACTCAACCGCCAACTCGGTGGTCTGTCGCAACAACGCCTTCGGCGGGAACTCCTCGGGCGCCCGGCAGAACTTCGTCACCGGCGACGGTGACGTGTCGCTCTCGGGTAACCCCTTCTCCAACGCGGCGGGCGGAGACTTCTCGCTCGACTCGACGGCAGGCGAGGGCGCGGCGTGCCGGCAGGCCGGGTTCCCGGGCTACGTCGGGGTGTACGGCGGCACGACCAAGAGCTATCCGGACATCGGGGCGGCCCAGGCGGTGGTCTCGGGCGGCGGTAGCGTGGCGTTTCCCGTGAGTGGGAGGATCGTGGCATGAGCACTCTCGGCGACTTCGACACCTCGGCGGTGATCTACGGCAAGTTCACGACCTACCGGCCGTCCACGGGCGCGCCCTACACCCTCGCGGGGACGCCCGCGCTCTCGGTCTACAAGGACAACAGCACGACCCAGAGCACCGCGGGCGTGACGCTGACCGCCGACTTCGACTCGGTGACGGGCCTGAATCACTTCGCCATCGACACCAGCGCAGACGGGACTTTCTACAGCGCGGGGAGCTTCTTCGACATCGTCATCACCACGGGCACGGTGGACAGCGTGAGCGCGGTCGGGACGGTCGTCGGCCGGTTCACCATCCGCAAGAACTCGGCCCTGAAGCCCGCCACTGCCGGCCGGACGATCGCGGTGGACGCTTCCGGCCTTGCCGACGCCAACGTGGTGAACGCCGCCGGCACCGCGTGGAACTCGGGGGCCATCACGGGACCGACGCTCGCGGCCAACACCGGTATCAAGCCGGCTCGGACCGGCACCGCCCAGGCGGGCGCGTCGGGAAGTCTCACGCTGGACGCCAGCGCCTCGGCCGAGACCGACATCTACGTCGGCATGACGCTGTTCCTGACCGGTGGGACCGGCGCGGGGCAGGCCCGCACGATCCTGGGCTACAACGGAACCACCAAGGTCGCCACCGTCGATACGGCATGGGTGAAGACCCCGGACGCTACCACGACGTTCGCCGTGGTTTCCCGCTCCGACCCCGTCAACGTGTCGGGGTCGATCACGGGCGACCTGCTCGGCAACGTGATCGGCAGCGTTGACTCGATCACCGACCCGACGAGCGTCAAGTCCGCGGTCCTGACCTCCGCCCTGACGGAGAGCTACGCCAGCGACGGCGCGGCCCCGACTCTGGCGCAGTTCATGTTCATGCTCTGGGCCAAGGCCGCGGAGATGACCATCTCCGGCACCACCATGACGGTGAAGAAGCTCGACGCCTCCACCACCGCCATGACGTTCACCCTCAACGACGCCACCACCCCGACCAGCATCACCCGCAGCTCATGAGCGCATCGACGATCATCACGAGCGGATTCGGACCCGGCGCCACGATCGGGCTGGTCATCACCGGCGGGTTCGGGTTCGCCTCCGCCTCGCTCACGGTGTCGGAGTCCGCATTGCGGGGCAGCTTCACCCCCGTCACGAGCATGTCGTCCGCCTACACCCCAGCCGGCACGATGCGGGGCTCCTACCTCCCGTCCTCTTCGCTCACGGGGGTGCTGGACCCATGACCGCCATCCGGATCAACCTGCCCCCGCTCGCCCGCTACCAGCGGGACTTCATCTTCTGCCCGGACCACGGCAGCATCATCGAGGCATGCACCAAGTCGGGTAAGACCATCGGCTGCGTCTGGTGGCTCTTCGAGGGCGCCGCGACCGCGCCTGTACGCGGGCGTGAGTTCTGGTGGGTCGCCCCCATCTTCGAGCAGGCAAAGATCGCATTCCGCCGCTTCGTCCGCCTGCTCCGCGAGTCCGACCCCACGCGGGCGCTGGGCTGGGTGGTGAACCGATCCGACCTGTCGATCACGCTCGGGAACGGGTCGGTGGTGCGGTTCAAGTCCGCCGACAAGCCCGACAGCCTCTACGGCGAGGACGTGTACCGCGCCGTCATCGACGAGTCCAGCCGGTGCAAAGAGGAGGCGTACCACGCCGTGCGGTCCACCATGACCGCCACCGAGGGGCAGATCCGCATCATCGGCAACGTGAAGGGCCGGCGGAACTGGGCGTACACCCTCGCCCGCAAGGCCCAGGGCGGGCACCTGACGGGCTGGAAGTACGCCAGCATCACGGCCGACGACGCGGTGCGAGAGAAGATTCTGACCGAAGCCGCGGTCCTGCGGGCCAAGGCCGAACTCCCGCACGACGTGTTCATGGAGTTGTTCTACAACCAGCCGACCGAGGACGGGGCCAACCCGTTCGGTCTGGACCACATCCGCGCGTGTGCCCAGGACGAGCTCGCCCCCGGCCCGGCCGTCGCGTTCGGGGTGGACCTCGCCCGCAAACACGACTTCACCGTTGTCACCGGGCTGAATGCGGAGTTCAAGACCTGCGTTTTCGACCGGTTCAACCGCCTCCCGTGGGGCGAGATCGTGCGCCGGGTGGTCGGGCACGTCGGGGACACCCCGGCCCTGATCGACTCCACCGGGGTAGGCGACGCGGTGTTCGAGCAGATCGCCAAGGAATGCCCCGCAGCGGAGCCCTACGTCTTCACCACCAAGACCAAGCAGGCGATCATGGAACGCGAGGCGGTGGCGATCCAGGCTCACGAGACGGGCATCTACGGGGACGCCGTGCCCGAGTTCGAGTCGTTCGAGTACGAGGTTCACCGCACCTACACGGCGTACTCGGCCCCGGCCGGGCTCTTCGACGACTGCGTCTGCTCGCACGGGCTGGCGCTGCTCAAGATGGGCACCAACCCCGGGCCGGTGTCGGTCCGCGTGGTCATCTCCGGGGAGCGGGAGGAACTGACCGAGGACGAGTGGGACCGCCGCGCCGACGAGGAGCGGGCCGAGCGTGAGAACCGCTTTTTGACGGGGGCCGACCTGTGAGCATTCTTGACCGATTCGCACGAGCGGCGCGGGGTGCCTTCAAGGGCTGGGCCACCGGAGACGATGTCCTGCACGCGACCGTCCGCGAGACTGACCAGGTCACGGAGGGGCGGTACGTCCAGCTCCCCTACGCGGAGATGGTCCGCCGGTACTCGGGCTATGTGAAGGTCGCGGTGAGCCGCAACGGGGCGGCCGTTGGCGGGCTGGTCGTGCGGGTGTACCGCCGCAAGCGCCGCGGGGACGGACGGTCGGTCTGGAAGTCCCGCAGCGTGCCCGACCGCGAGCGGGTCAAGGTGCTCCGCGCCGCGTGCGAGCACGTCAGCCGGGCGTTCGAGGCCGACGACGACATGGAGGAGGTCACCGACCCGCTCCACCCGCTCGTGTCGCTCATGCGGCAGCCGAATCCTCGAGAGAGCGGGTTCGAGATGATCGAGGCGGCCAGCTTCGCCCTCGACCTGGTGGGCAACGCCTACCAGTGCGCGGTGAAGGGCCGGACCGTGGCGTGGCCGACGGAGCTATGGAGCTTCCAGCCGCAGTATGTGCGGGCGCTGCCCGACCGGGAGCGGTGGATTCGCGGGTATTCCTACGGGACCAGCGAGGAGAACGCCCAGGAGTTCGACGCCGCCCAGGTGATCCACACCAAGAGCCCAAACCCGCTGGGCGACCCGTACTACGGCATGGGCTGCCTGGCTGCCGCGGTCGTGCAGGCCGATCTGATGACCGCGTTCTCGCAGCACGCGCTGGCGAGCCTGGACAACGGGGCACAGCCCGGGCTGATCATCAACATCCCCGGCGCGGCCCCGAAGATGCGGCAGGCGGCCGAGAACGAGCTCAACCGCAAGGCCCGTGGGGTGAGTAAGGCCGCGCGGACGCTCGTGCTCGGGCTCACCAAGGACTCGACCATCAAGGACTGGGCGCCGAGCACGAGGGAGATCAGCTTCCTCCAGTCGGCCCGAGACGTGCGCGAGGTCATCGCCAACGTGTTCGACCTGCCGGTGGTCCTGCTCACGATGGACACGGCAGCGCTGGCCCAGGCCGCGGCGGGTATCCCGTTCTGGCACGAGATGGGGATCATCCCGCGGAAGAAGCGGATCGAGGGGAGCCTGAACGCCAAGCTGGTCCCGATGTTCGCGGAGCTGGGCGAGGACCTGTATATCTGCCTCGACCCGCCGGTGGGCGACAAGCGGGCGGAGGAGGTCCAGGAGGCCGTCACGCTCAAGAACGCAGGCATCATCAAGGCTTCGGCCGCGGCAGCGCGGCTCGGCGAGGACCCCGAGGACGTGCCGGTTGACACCCTGACCCTGGACGCGGAGGGGGACACCGGGGAGGCGATGCCGGCGGAGACGTTCGATCCCGCCCGCGCGTCGGGCGTGGTCGAGGTGCTCAAGTCGGTGAAGGCTGGGGCGATCGAGCCGGAAGCGGCCTCCATCGCCCTCGTGACGCTCTACTCCGTGCCCAAGCCCGATGCGGACGCGATGGTGAACGCCCAGGAGCCCGAGGAGGCCCCGGACGCCGGGGAAGTCGATCCCGCGACCGGCGAGGCCCCCACGGAGGACGACGCCGAGGAGCCCCCGCAGGCGTCTCGCTCGATCGCGGCCACCTTCTTCGCCCACGATGCCAAGTGCTGCGACGGGCACGGGCACGTCACGCGGGACGACAAGAAGACCGGCCCGGACGACATCAAGATCGACGCGACCGAGTCGGCCCTCAAGGCCGCCCTCCGCCGGTGGTTCACCCACGTTGCCCCGATCGTGCAGGACGGCGTGAACTTCGAGACCGGGGACGTGGAGAACCGCCTGAGCGGGTCCGAGGCCGCCACCGCGGCGTACAACGAGGTCACCGGGCGGAAGCTGGCGGAGATCACCGTCACGGGCTGGAACCGCGGGTCGTCCGACACCGAGCCGCACGGGGGCGACGTGCCCAAGATCGCCGGTCTCAACCAGGGGGCCGTGGACCTGCTCAACCGCCGCGGGGCGCGCGTCGTGGACTCGATCGGCGAGGCCCTGACGGAGCGGGTTCGCGGCACGCTGGCCCAAGGCATCGAGAACGGGGAGACCCAGCCGCAGCTCATCGAGCGGGTGCGGGCCGAGACCTCTGGGGTGTCGTCGGAGTACGCGGCCGAGCGTATCGCCCGCACCGAGACGGCCCGCGCGTTCTCCGTGGCCCGCCGCGACGCCTGGAAGGAGTCCGGGATCGTCAAGGCCCGGCGCTGGCTGCTCTCGGGCGAGCCCTGCCCGCTGTGCCTGGAGCTGTCAAAGCGGTTCACGGAAGCGGACCTATCAACACCGCTTATCGCCAAAGGTGGATCGATAACCGACGCTGATGGGACCAGCTACACTTTCGACTGGGACTCCCTGGAAGGTCCGCCGGGCCATCCCGGGTGCCAGTGCGATGAAGCGATGGTGCTCAAGGACGACGCATGAGCCAACTCACCACGGTGCAGGTTCCCGACGTTGCCGGTCCGAGCCGCGAGCAGATCATCGCGGCCATGTCCGAGCTGACCACCGGGTGCCGCGACATCGTGATGCCGCTCCTGGCCGACTGCGTGCGCCGGCTCGACAAGCCGGACAACGCCGACTACGAGCTGTGCCAACGGCTCGTGTCCGCCCGCGGCATGATCGACATTCACCTCCGAGACATGGGGATCAACTCGTGAAGTACGCCGACCTTCAGCACCTTCTCCGCCTCATCGAGTCCCAGGCCCGCGACGCCGCGACGCTCGCCGCGATGGGGGCCGAGACGCGGACGATGGCGAACTGCCCGCCGCTGGCGACGCCTGACAACCCCAACCCGCCGAGCCGGAACCAGATTCTTGAGCGCGCGGCGAACATGGAGGCGGCCGCGCGGAGCAAGATCACCGACGTTCTCAACCTCGCCGACCGGATGAAGCTGGCGATCTTCGGGCAGGAGCCCAAGCTGCCCGGCGAGCCGACCAGCGTGGTGCCTGGCGCGGAGCCCGGGCTCAAGCTCGCCACGGAGTGACCCCATGTGTTTCTCGCTTGCCGAACTGAACCAGCGCCACGAGCGGGCACCCGCGCCCGAGGCCCCGACGCACACCAAGCGGGGCGAGCTCACCGGCCGGCGGATCGACCGCGAGAAGCGGCTTGTTCAAGGGATCGTGACGACCTCGGATGTGGGGATCGACGGGCTGATCGTCCCCGCGACGGCGCTGGACCTGACGTACTTCTGGGAGAAGACCAACGCCAACGGCAGCAAGCGCGCCGGGCAGCGGGCGGTCTACTACGGGCACGACTACTCCCAGCCCCCGGTCGGTATGTGCGTCCGGCTCGCCATCGAGGGCGAGTCGATGTATTGCTCGACGTTCATCACCCGGACGGGGTTCGGCGACGACCTGATGACGCTCATGGAGGAGGGGTGCGTCAACGGAATCTCGAGCGGCTTCCGCACGCGGGATTGGAGCCCGCCCACGCCGGAGGAGCGGAAGCGCTGGGGGGTGGGGGAGGAAGAGGAGGCGATGGTGGTGCGGGATGCGCTCATGCTGGAATACAGCATCGTGGCGATGCCGGCGCTACCGGAGGCCCAGATCGAGCGAATGGTGACCCGCGGGGCGATCCGGCGTCAGTCGGCGGTGCTGATCGGGCTGCCGGAGACGCCGACGCGGCGGTTCTACCCGACGCACGGGGCGGCGAAGGTCGAGCGGGTGACGCTTGACGACGAGCCCGTGCGGATTACGCTGTAGGCATGAGCATTCCCTTCACCCAGCCCTACACCGCTCCGGACGGGACCAAGCGCAGGCCGCTCGCGGAACGGGTGCCGGAGTGCGTGCCGAAGCACTGCGGCATCGGCTGGGTGGGTGGCAGGCCCGACCAGGCATGCCTCATGGGCGAGCGAGACGAGAGCGGTGCCTACTACCCGAGCGCGATTCCTGCGAGCGTCCTATCCGCCCTCTGGCGCGTGGCGGTGGAGGATTGGCTGCTGGGGCAGAGCAAGTGCCGATGGATCAATATCGAGCAGCACGCCAGTTATGTGGTGATCTGGCGAGATGGGCGGCAGTTCGCCAAAGAGACGATGGCCGATGCCCTCAACGCCGCCGCCCACGCGGTAGCCGACGCCCTCGGCGTCCCCAAATGATCCCGGGCACAACCCGGGCACACTCGCGGCTATACTCTCGCACGTCAGCGGCCTAGTTCGGCCCGGTGCGTCGGCGTAGCGGCACCTCCCATTCGGGACAGTGCGGCCCGCAAGGCGAGTCCGTAGTCGAGCCGGTTGCGTGTTCATCCACGCAGATCGTCTCAACACAGGACTCCCCACATGTTCACCCTCGCGCAACTGCTCAAGGCAGCCGGAACGCTCGGCTACTCGGGCTCCAAGACCGACGAGCAGGCGGTCCGTTCCTTCCTGCTCGGCAAGATCAACGACGACGACACGTTCACCATCAACGGCAAGCGCACCGCCATCGACTTCAAGGGCGGGGCCAAGCTCACCCGCTCGGCTCTGGAAAACGACGGCGGCGGCGTCGCCACCGCGACCCTCGACGAAGACGAGCCCACCACGCGCCAGACCCCGCCCGACATCGGCGCGGACCTGAAGAAGCTCGTCTCCGCCTCCATTGAGGCCGAGATTCGCAAGATGGGCGTCGCGGCCTCCAACCGCCCCCAGCTCCAGGGCGACGGCGGCGGCCCCGAGGGCGAGTCGAGCAAGGGGCCGGACATCAAGGTCCGGTCGATGGCCGAGGTCGTCTTCGAGATTCACAAAGAGCAGTGCCGCGGCATCGGCAACCGGCCGATCTTCGAGACCTTCGACGCGGCCCGCGCCTTCCAGGCGTACCTGACGCAGCAGATCGCCCCCCACGCCGACAAGGTGCCCACGGAGAAGCGCTCCGAGGTCATCAACGGCGCGAAGTGGTCCAGCGACTTCATGGTCAAGCGCGGATTCTGCAAGTCCGAGGAGATCGACAAGCGCACCTATGCCACCTCGCCGGTCGGCTCGGGCGGCGCCTACCTCGGCATGTCGTTCGCGCCGGACATCATCAAGAACGTGAACTTCTGGGGTGCCGCCCTCGCCTACCCCCGGCTGATCACGATGCCCGACGCCGAGGCCGTCATCTTCAAGACCTCGGGTGACCTCACCGTCAACTACCCCGACGAGAACTCGGCCAGCACGAGCCAGAAGGCGACGCCGTCGAACCTCGGGCTCCGGGCCAAGACCGGTGTCATGGCGACGAAGGCGAGCATGCAAGTCCTCCAGGACGCCCGCATCGACCTCGCCATGCAGATCGCCGACGACTTCACCCGGTCGCTGGCTCGGCACTTGGAGCGCTCGCTCTTCATCGGCGACGGCACCGCCACCTACGGCGGCATGATCGGGCTCATCACCCGCCTCACGACGCTCGGGTACGGCACCGCGGCCGGGCTCGTGGTCGGCGGTGGCACCATGTCGGCCCACACCGACGCGAACGTCTCGTCCGCGATCGGCGTGCTCCCCGACTGGGCCAAGGCCGGCGCCCGCATTTACTGCACCCCACTCGCCCAGGACATCGTGTTCAACCGGCTGGCACGCACCGCCGGCGGGGCCACGGTCGCCGAACTGGCGAACGGGCAGCGTGTTCCGGCCTACCAGGGCATCCCGATCACGACCACGAACGCCATGACGGCGACCGCCGACGCCGGCGGCAACCAGGTGGACGCCATCATCGGCGACCTCTCCCGCGCGGTCGTCCGCGGCTCGCGACTGACGACCCAGATCGAGGTCGATACCTCGGTCGGCTTCCTCGACTACGCCTGCTGGTGGCGCTGCGTGGACCGTCACGACCTCGTCGTCCACGAGTACGGCACCTCTTCGGCCGTCGGCGGGTACGTCGGTCTCTACCAGAACTGATCTCTCCCTCCTGAGTGGGCCGCGTCGTCTCCGGACGGCGCGGCTCCCCTTGTTCCCCCGATCCCTCCCTCTCGTCCTCAACTCCTCACGGAGATTTCCCATGATTGGCGACGCACAGGCATCCGACATCCTTTTCTCGCACGGCGGAACGTCCGGCGAGATCACCATCAACTCCGCCACGACCACGGCGGGCACGGCCGTCGATCTCACCGACTTCGAGGAGGCCATCGGCATCCTCCGGTACGGTGCGGTCACGACCGCGGCAACGCAGAGCGTGGTCAAGATCGAGCAGTCTGACGACAACTCGACCTACACCACCGTCTTCGACTTCATCGCCGGCGCGACGGGGCAGACCGCGTTCACCCCCGCCGACACCGACGACGGCAAGTTCCTGCAGATCGCCATCGACCTGCGGACGGCCCAGAAGAAATACTGGCGCTGGTCGATCACGACCACCGGCACCCCGAACTTCGAGGTGGCGTTCTCGGGCTTCATCGGCCTGGGCGGGAAGTTCCGCCCCACGGTGAAGACGAACTCCAACCGCCTCGGGGCGGGCATCTACACCGCCGTCGGCTGATTCACACGCGCCGCCGTGGCGCGACAACTTCGCTGCACGGGTGCTGCGGCGCCCGTGTGGCTTTCGGACCCTCTGCCCCACAAGGCCCGGGGTCCTTTCCATGCTCATCAAGCTCCTGACCAACTCGGACTTCGGGCGTGCGGGCGAGGTGATCGACATCAACGCGAACGACGCGCTGCATCTCATCAAGCACGGCCGCGCGACGCAGGAGCCCGAGGTCACCGACAACCGGGACGCGGGCCGGTCGCCCAAGAACCACCAGCGGCGGGGGGTGACCCGTGGCTGAACTCGCCACCGTCGCCAAGGTGAAGGACGCGATGGGCATCTCCGCCACCACCTGGGACACGGTCCTCGGTGAGTTCCTCGAGCGGGTGGAGGCTCAGATCAAGGCCATCTCCGGCCGAACGTCCGGCTGGCTGTCGTCGAACTGGACGCAGCAGACCGAGAAGTTCGACGGGGAGGACTACCCCCGAATCCAGCTCACCTACACGCCCGTGGACACCGGCGCGTCGCTCGCCATCACGGTGGACGGGACGGCGCTCGCGTCCACGGACTACACCCTGGACGCCGCGACGGGCGAGCTTGAGCTGACCACCCCGGCCTTCGGTGGGCGCGTCATCGGCTCGCCGCGGGTGCTGCCGTCGGTGTTCCGCGGCCCCAACCCGTCATTCGCCGCGGGCTTCCGCAACGTCTCCGTGACCTACACGGGCGGGTACGGCTCCACTGCCATCCCGTACGACCTCCAGGCGCTCGCCATCGAGGGCGTGACGTTCATGTTCTACGAGCGGAACCAAGCCCAGGGGATTCAGTCCCAGACGCACGGCGATCACTCGTGGACCCGCTTCGCGCCGGGCACGATCTCGCTCACCCAACTCCTCACCGATCGGCTTGCCGCCGCTGGTTACCTCAAGGTCGTATGAGCCTGATCCTGACCATGCTGACCGACCTCTGCACGTTGACGCCCAAGAGCGTCAGTAAGTCGAGCACCACCGCCACGCCGATCACGAGCGCCGGCACGGCGGTCACCAACGTCCCCTGCGCCATCCAGGCCATGAGCAGCCGGGAAAGCGAGCGGTACGGGCGGCAGGAGACCGGCGAGACGCAGCTCTGGGGGTACTTCCTCCCCGACGTGACGATCGGCACCGACTACTGGGTGACGCCCAGCACGGGCACATACGCGGGCGTGCGCCTGTCTGTGGTCGGCCCGAAGATCGACCGTGCCGGGACGCAGGACCACATCAAGGTGCCACTCTCCGTCGTCGAAGGGGGGCCGGACCAGTGAGCGCCGCGAGCTTCACATGGAAGGGCGAGGAGTTCAAGCGGAAGCTCCATGAGGCGGTCAAGCGCGGCCTCACCGATGCGTCGATGGTGCTCGCCGATGGGGTCGTCAACGTCTTCGGGGTCAACCACGGCGGCGTCGCCAGCAAGCCTGGTCACCCGCCCAACACCCAGACCGGGCACGCGCGGAAGTCGGTCGGGTACACCAAGGCCGATGACGACTGGCGATCCTTCGTCGGGACCAACGTGCCGTACCTCCGCTATCTGGACGGGGGGGCGGTCATCCGCTCGCGGAGCGGGAAGGCCATCACGATCCCGCTGAGCGCCGAAGCCAAGCGGATGGTCGCGGCTGTGAACGGTCGAGCCCGGAGTGTCATCAACGCCCTGAAGTTCGACAAGATCAGGCCCCTCCGGTTCTTCAAGACGGCAAACGGCATCCTGATCGTCCGCATGGCGAGCAACCGCAGCAAGGACCGCGGGACCGGCGAGGCGTTCATCCTCCTCACCGATCACGCGACCATCCACGCGCGCCCGTGGGCGAAGCCGGCCGTGAAGCGGTCGCGTGACGCGATGGAGCGGGTCTTCGTCAACACGGCCGCCCGGCAGATGGCGGTTCGCGGCGGGAGGGCCAAATGAGCGACTGGCGCTCCCCGCTCATGGCCGCGATCAACGCCCGCGCCCTGGCCGACACCGGCTCGGGCGGGCTGTTCGCCGCCTCCAACCCGCTGATCCCGACCGCCGGGGCGATCTACCAGGGCGCGGCGCCCACGCGCGCCGCCATGCCGTTCCTGGTCTTCCGCCTGGTCAATATCGCGGTGGCCGACACCTTCCGCGACGTGGAGCACGTCGTCGAGTGGGCAATGGACATCTACGTCGGGGAGACCGACACGGCGTACGACCCGACCGACCGGGCCAACAAGATCACCGAGCGGGTCATCGGCGATTGGGTCGAGCAGGCCGACCGCACCCCGACGTACGGGTTCGACGGCTGGTCCCCGGACCTGTCGGCGTCGGGCTGGACCGGGCTCGCTTCCAACATCCGAACGGCGGAGCGCGATCTGCCGGAACCCGGCGTCGTTCACAGGGTCATCGAGTTCGAGCTGCGCGTGTTCCGCGCGGGAGTGTGATTCATGGGCTACCGAGTACGAGCCAGCGCCGGGCGGGTGAACTCCTGGGGGACGGGCGGGAACTTCAACGCGACGATCCTCGCTCGCTGCCGCCCCATGCGCTACGAGCTGACCGAGGTCGGCGAGGAGGTCGAGACGACGGCGATGAACGGGACCGCGGGCGACTTCCTGCCCGGTCTCAAGTCCTGGACGGTGGACGTGGAGACCTACGCCCTCGCCACGCCGGTCCACGGTTCGGTCGGGCTAGTGGAACTGACCTCGGGTACGACCGCGTTTGTCGAGCACATCGACTCGTGGTCGCTCAACTGGAAGAGCAGCCAGATTCACAAGATGACCGACCTGCGGACCGCCACGGGCGGGACGCTGCCCGAGTGGCACACCTTCCAGCCCGACTACAGCGTGTGGACCTGCCAGTGGACCGCCTACGCCGACTCGGCCAACGCCCTCAAGCTGGCCCACTCGTACAAGACCAACCTCGCGTCTTCGGACACCCGGCCGACGGTGAAGTTCACCTACGGCAACGGCGGCACGCCCGAGAGCCTGAGCGGCAAAGTCCAGGTGGTGGGCGTGCGGCTCGGGGCGCGCCGGGGCGAGCTCCAGCCCGTGACGATCACCGGCCGCGGGGTGGGCGACCTGACCCCCGCGGGTACCGCCAGTGTGTTCGGGACGAACCCCCTGGGTGTGCCGCTCTGGTCGCAGGGCAGCACGGCGACGGGCGCGATCGTGCTCGACTCGCTGACCGGCAGCCGGACGTTGACCGGCGAGGACTCGTTCCTGGCGGAGATGACGGTCAGCGCGGGGATGGACGCCCCGATGATGCTCAACCTGCGGATTCAGGGGTCCGGTTCACTCACGCCGGCGTGATGGAGGCGCTTTCGATGGTCTCGAGACCGTGGTCTACAGCGAGCTGGCAGGCTTCAGCCTCACTGGAGGCCCAGACGTGGCGCACGGTGCGATCGCCGGACGCCTCGCCGAGCACCTTCCAGCGGACGGGCCGCACGGCGACTTGGCCGGGGATGCGATGGGAACGGACGCCGCGGGCGAACCCGACGGCGGCGGCGATGAGGTAGACGGCGACGGGGATGCAGATGGCGGCGGTGATGGTCCAGTGCATGCGGTGAGTCTATGGCAAAGCAGGTATCCAGCACGAACGAGATCGCGGAGGCCCTGATCCGGCTGGGCGTGGTCGGCCGCGAGCAGTTCGAGGCGGAGCTGGAGCGCGGTCGGCTCAAGGGCGAGGAGTTCGCCAAGACGACGGGGACGAAGGTGGTGGCGTCCCAGGACGCGGCGGCGAAGGCGGCGGACCGGATGGGAATCGCAGAGTCACGTCTTGGAACCGCGATGCTTGGCGTGAAGCGAACGGCAGGAGAGCAGATTGAAGTCGTCACCAGCCTTATTGGGAAAATCACGGCCATCGTTGGGGTGACGACACTGTTCTACAACATCGGCGAGAGGGTCAGCGACGTGCTGTTCAAGAACACCAAGCGCGCCGAGGACTTCGAAAAGGCGATGGATGGAGCGACGAAGTCGATCAACAACATCCGAGGATTTCAGGGGCGTCGGTTTTCTCCGGAGGTGGAGGCGTCCGCGGGTGTGTCTCCGGGTGCTACCGGGAAACTGGCTGAGCGACTCGCGGAAGCCGAGGACAAGTACGACAAGGCCGCGTCGGAGTTTGCGGAACTGCAAAGGGCCGGAGGCGGTCCATTCACGCGACTGAAGTACGGCGCAGCAGAGGAGCGAGTCACCACAGCCAAGACCGAGGTTGAGATGCTGCGCCGGCAGTTGTCGGGCATCTTGCAGCGCGAGCAGTACGCGGAGCAAAACGGGCAGGTAATGGCGCTCCTGAAGGAAATCGCGGACAACACCAAGCAGAGGAGCAACTGAGTGGCAGGCGTCGAGTTCATCGAACAACCCGAGATGACCTGCGACTGGAAGGGCACGCGCATGGCGGCCCGCCGCTTCCGCGTGCGCGGCCCGTACTCACGCGACCAGATCGTGAGCAACCCCGACACGGTCAAACTCGACAACGGCGACTTTCTCCCGCGGCGTGATTCAGAGTGGGCGGGGATGAAGCTTGACCGCTACTCCGCGACGCAGAACGGCGCGATCTTCGACGTGTTCGCCATCTACTCATCCGACGAGCAGGCGAACAGCTCGTCGGGTGGGTTCAAGTCTGAGACGCGCCGGGTGGCGGCGCTCACGCTCCCGAGCGTGCAGGCCAACGTGAACGGCGGCCCGCCCGTCCCCGTCCGCGCGGCATCGCTCACCTACACCGATCTGCCCGTGCGGGTGGGTCGGAAGCGGAAGATCGTCCTCTTCAACCTCCTGGAACTCCCCGAGGGGTTCCGCACCGAGGAGGGGCTGGCGTGGCAGATCCACCAGCAGTACGACCGCGTGCACGCCTTCCCGCTCGGGAACGCCGATGGCACGACGCCCTATCTCTTCGAGGGCGCTGACTGGGAGAAGATCGGCAGCGGTCCCGACCCGCGCGATCGCGGCGTGTCCGTGTGGTACCGCATCGCATACTCGTGGTACTTCGACGGAGGGGTCCTCCACCCCGACGCCCAGCCCGAAGCGGCGGCCGATCCCGAGCGGGCGTCGAAGATCATCGTGCCCGGACCTTTCCCGTCCGTGGTCGAAGCGGCCAACAGCCAGCACGGAGGGGCCGCAGGCTCGCGGTACGCGCTTCCCCCCTACGAGCAGCTTGTGCCCGTCGAACTGGTGGCGCCCCCAAGCGCCAACAACCTCGCCTCGTGGTTCAAGGCCAACGCCTTCACCACGCGCTGTGACCACGACCTTCGTTTCCTCGACTCGTACGCATCCCTCCCCGGCTACGCATGACCGACCGCATTGCCATCCCGGACCGCGTGGTCGTCGTTCCCGAGTTCGTCGTCGGGCACGTCGTCGCCGTCCGCGGATACCGCGAGGTCGTGGAGGGCAGCAAGTACGTCGGCCCGCGGAGCGAGTTCCGCTACGACATCCGGGTCTTTCTGCCCGAGTGCGGCATGCAGGAGTTCCGCGACGTGCTGAGCGTCGGCGCGGGGTACCCGACCAACCCGTGGTGCTACTCCCACCCGGTCGAGGAAGAGGTCTGGGGACGCCGCATCGGCAACGACTATCGATTCCGATTCGAGGACTTTCTCCCGTGGATCGGGAGCTGCACTGAGGGGGGTGGATGATGGACCGCCTGCAACCGATCTACGTCTCCGAGTCGATCAACTCCCAGACCCTGGGCTCGTTCATCCGCATCCCCACCGTCGGCATGAGCGTCGCCTCCGCCGGAGCGATCTTCCGCGAGGGCGCTTGGCCCACCAGCTTGGTCCTCACGCTCCAGTCCACCATCAACGGGTACGACTGGGACACCGCCCTCTACACCGACCCGTCCAGCGGGATCGTGGCGACCTGCCCGACCTTCACCGCCGCGGCGCGCCGCCGGCTCATCCGCGTGGAGGACACCGTCGCGCTCCGGCTCATCGTGACCACCGTCAGCAGCGGCGGACACGGCAATGTCGAGTGCTCGCTGTACGGCGTGATGGACCCCGTCTATCCGCTCATTTCTGGAACCGCCGCGACGATCTACACGCCCGGTCTCGTGACCGGCGTCGGCGGGTCGTCTCCGTCCTCAATCACATCCCCGGTCTCGCCGGAGGCGTAGGAGCTCACCAATGGCCGTCATCGTCGTCCCCACCACCGACACCATCCCGACCGTCTCCGCGTCCGACTCGGTCCACGTCCTCTCCGGCGGGCAGGACGTGATCGGCGGCACCGACCTCTCCGCGCTCGCCGACATCACGGACTTCGTGATCGCCCCCGAGGCCGCCCGCGACGTGGGCACGGGAGGCAACAACCTCAAGGCCAAGATCACCGGGAAGCTGGTCCACGGCGGGCCGGGACTGCTCGTCTACGACGCCTACCAGTCCGGCGCGGCCTCGACCTGCGCCCGCGCGAAGCTCATCCCCCCGGGCAGCTCCGGCCGTCTCTGGGGGCGTAACGGCACCCTCACCCGCTACGAGCAGCGCGAGGGGGCCTCGAACTTCAACGCCTCCACCGTGCTGGTCGAAATCTGGCAGGGGGGCGGCGAGCTCGTCGCCGAGTTCATCACCGGGACCAGCGGCATCCAGCTCGCCAAGTTCACCGGCGGGGTGGCCCGCCTCCGCCGCGGCCTGGATACGAACTTCAGCGGCTCCCGCATGGACATCGAGGGCGGGGCACAGGTCTTCGTCGGCATCACCGACGTGACCACCGCGATCGCCGCGGCCCCGGGCACAACCAACGTCCCGATGGGCACCGGGTCTGCCGGCTCGGGGTACATCAAGGTCGGCGCGGGCGGGTTCCTCGAGTGGAAGGGCTGGAACATCGACACCCTCGAAGTCGTCGCCGGGGGCGTGGTGGACTTCAGCAAGTGCCCCTTTAGCCCGACCGTCTCGACGCTCATTACCGACGTGAAGTCCCGCGACGCCTCGAAGTGGCAGACGAAGGTGCCCGGACAGGTCATCACCTACACGTCGAAGAAGATCTACGGCGCCAACGACGACACGCTTCCCGGATGAGCCGACTTGTCACCTGCCCCAGCGACCCCCGCAAGCTGGCGCTCTCGCCGGACGGACGCCGCGCCGTCACGAACGAGAGCGGCGCGCCGTGCGTCTGCGGGCCGGCGATCTGCTCGCGGGTGTTCCGCTTCGTCCTCTGCTCCACCCCGCTGTGCTGGCCCCCCGGCGTGCGGACGGAGCTGTTCGTCTGCGGCGAGTCCGTCGTGATGACCGACGCAGGGCCGCAGGCGCTGCAGGCGATCATTGACGCGGGCGGGACCGTGACGGCCCGGTGGTCGAACGGCACGGTCAACCCCTGCTACCGCTTCGACGGGCAGGCCCCCCGCGGCACGATCACCACCCCGGGCGTGTCGCTCTTGCCGGGCGCGCGGTGCGGCACCACGGAGTGCGTCGTTGACCTCTGCGGGCTGCTCTGGCTGGTCCGGCCGTGCGGGAATCCCCTGGGCGGGTGCGGCCCCGTGTACGTCCGCGCGGGGGCCGTGGGGGCGGGCGGGGTGTTCCTGGTCAACTGCGGCACCGAGGCCGCGCCCCGGCTGGTCTGCTACTGCCTGCGGCCCCAGGCCCCGACCGTGCGGGAAGACCAGCTCCCCGCGGGGGCGCGGATCGTGCCGACGCCCACGAGCTTCTTCCGGGACTGCTGCGCGTGCGGGCAGGCGCTGGGGCGGTGCCAAACGCGGACGTACCCCGAGTGGATCGGCAGGGGTGCCGACGGTCTCGACCAGTTCCGCAACGTGGAGTGCTGCTGCCCCGACACGGTCGCGGGCATCGACGCCTCGGGCTTCATGGTGCAGGGCCAACAGAACCTCGACGGGAGCGGCGACAACCGGAGCGAGATCACGATCACGGGCGCGGTGAGGTGCGGAAACCAGTGGTACTTCACGGGCACCTATCGGCAGATCGTCGAGGGGATTGAAGTGTTCCGCCAGTCGCTTGGTTGCCCGGGAGCGGGGCTGATCGCCTACGAGGTGAACACCCAGTGCGGGGGGTACCTGCGGGCGGCCGAAGAGGACTGGCGGGCGCCCGGAGGGGGGCCGCCGCCGAGCCTGCAAGGTGACAGGACCATCTCCGGCGCGTGCCTGGGCCGCTCGGAGTCGTGGCAGGTGGAGAACATCGCGGGCCAGCAGCAGGGATCGACGACCCGGGCGTATTCGTCCGGCCAGTTCTCAGTGCGGGTGCGGGTGGCGGAAGACGACGCCTGCGCCGACGACTGCTCCACCCGTCGGAGCGGGGGGCCGAGCGGGACGCCGATCGACCCGGGTCTCGCGGCGTTCCTGGCGGGTCAAGACCGGATGTTCGGATGCAAGGGCTGCGGACAATAGCGTGCCCGGGTTGTGCCCAGCGCGCGTGCTAGGTAACATTGGTCAGGAGTCCATATGCGAACCACCCTCACCGTCCTCCTCCTGCTCGCCGCGTGCCTCGCCGCTTGCACGGCTCCGCCTCACACGACCATCGACTACGGCGCGGATGGCGTTCACTTCAGCACGACCGTCGATCGGTCACTTGAAGGGCTCCAGATCAACAAGGCCGCTGACGGAACGATCGTGGTTCGGCTCGACAAGAGCCAGAGCAGCGCGTCGGCTGTGGTCGCTGCCAACGTGGAACTCGAGAAGGTCCGCATGGACGGCATGTCGAGCCTCGGCGGGAAGATCGCTGAGGGCGTTGCGAGCGGCCTGAAACCCAAAGTCGTCCCCTGAATCGCGCCCGCCGGCGCGGGCACCTCCTGCACGACACCTCGCCGCCCCGGCGGCTTTGACGGAGACGACGATGATGATCTTCGCCGAATCGAGCGCCGACATGTCTTGGTTCATCGACTTCGTCCGCAGCACCGGACCCGTGGGCACGGCACTGGTTGTTCTCACGGGCTGTATTTGGTTCCTCTTCCGCTCCGCGTGCAAGATGATCCTGCCCGTGCTCCAAGCCGCGACGCCCATCACCAACAACGTGCGGCAGATCACCGACTCCCTCGAGATCTCGACCAAGACCGCCGGTGAGGTGCAAGAGAAGGCCGAGCGGCTCATCGACAAGCTGTCGAGGCTCCGAGAAGAAGAGCGGCCCCACCGCGCGAAGGGTCTCCTGGACACATGACCATGAACAGCTCCGGCCTCCGCCTCGGACTGCACATCGACCCGTTCTCCTCCGCCACCCGCCCCTATTGCTTCGACGGCGACCCGACCTCCCGCCGCGAGGGCGAGGAGAAGATCGACCGCGCCCTCCGCCTCGTCGATCAGACGAAAGCCGACCTGGTCTACCTCGACGTCAGCAAGGCCTACCTCCCGCCGATGACGCGCGGGCACATGACCGCCGGCGGGTTCTGGGCGCTGGTCGCGGCTGGGGTGCCCGCGGCCGCTGGGTTGCTTGCGCGGCTGCCCGTGCTCACCGACCGGGTCGCGGTGCTCTGGTACATGGGCAACGGGCCGGGCTCGGCGCTGCCTCCGGAGGTCATCGTCGGGATCTACGAAGCTCTCGATAATCTTGGTGTGGGGTACGTCGCCCAGGACTACGCCGGAACGGCGAAGGGCGACCACGTCCGCGACCTGCACGTCTACAACCGCGTCATCCCCACCCTCGTCGAGGGTCCCGCCGATGAAGACGCGGACGGCGACGACCTGCTCGAGCTTGGGTGCGTCCTCCCGACCTCGTCGTGGTTCCGCTGGCCCCGGGCGCAGCAGCACAAGGGGCTCAAGGTGGCCGTGCACAACGTCGGCCCGAACATGCACGAGATCGACGACGAGGTCTACCGGCCGGAGCTCGACCAGTGGACGCAGAAGCTTCCCGCGTGGTGTGACGACTGCCGCGGGCGGGGGTTCGTTCCGGTGCTGGCCCCCTACGGGCAGCCCGCGGGGTACGACTGGCGGCGGCTGGGCGCGTCCGCGGCTCCGGCGCCCGCCGAGAAGGCGTGAGGAGGTGTGGTGTGGCAGGGTGGAGATTCCCAGGCAGCTACGTTGCGGTCCTGACCCAGGGCAAGGACCACGGCAAGCCAAGGACTTGGTGCATCCCAAAGCGGGCGGCCGAAAAGGCTGAGCCAGACCCCTACCCGTGGAACCCGTCCCGGCAGGTGACGCCGCGGAACTGGGCCGGGGCCAAGGGCGGAAGCCTTCTGCATGTGATGCAGTGCGAGGAAGCACCGGGGGGATGGCGGCAGGCGCTGAACAGTGGCCGCCAGCGCAAGCACGGGTCGCACTGAATCGGTGCTGACCGAAACAGGACCATTCCCCGCCACCCGTTGCCCGCCGCCGCCCTCGAACCCACCTCCGGGCCTCCCGAACCAGGACGCCCCAGCGGGGCTCTAATGGCCCCACGCGGGCACACGGCGGGCACGCCACCGGCGCACGACCCGCGTTCTGGCGCAAGAAACGCGGCTGTCGATTGAGGCGGTTTCCCGTGGAACATTCGGCGTTCTGCTCGGGAATCGCCGATGTCTTTCGCACTGCATGAATACTTTTCACGGTTCTCATAATCGCTTGGTCCCCGGTTCGAATCCGGGCGGGGGCATTGAGCTAACTACCTGAGATCACTGGACTTGCGACCGTTCGAAGGGCGCACGCCCTGCGCCATTCGCCGGCCCGTGGGCACACGCTGGGTAACGCCTGACACCCGGACAAAGTCCGCGTCCCGCTCGATGTCGTAGTGCTTGGCCGCCACCAAGGCCGAGTTCCCCATCCACCTGCTCACCTTGAACACGTCGTGCCCCTCGCGGAGCCAATCGGTCTGCCGGCTGGCGCGGCAGGACTGCATAAGCCGCGGGATTTTGAGCTTCGCCCGCTTGAGGATCGCCCGCACGCGCTGGTAGCTCCCCCACTCGCCCCCGGCATCGTGGCAGGGCGGGCGATCGCGGGGGAGCTGCTCGAGCACCTGGGCCAGCTCGGGCACCAGGGGGGCCTTGCGGATGCGCCGCTTCGTGGTGACCTCCGGGGCGGGCTCGCCCTCCGCCTGGCTGGTGACCGTCAGCACCCGGCGCTGCAGGTCGATCTGATCCCACCGGATGCGGATCGCCTCCCCGTGGCGGAGCCCACCCCAGCGTGCCAGCGCCAGCATGGCCCGCTCCCCCTGGGTCTGGCAGGCCTGGAAGAGGCGGGCCATGTCCGCGAGCGAGACGTACGCCTTCTCCCCCGCCTCGACGCGGGGGATGCGGACGTGCCGGAACGGGTTCTCTGCGACGTGCCCGAGCTTGACCGCGGCGGAAAACCACCACTTGACGTGCCGGATGCGGTTCGCCCGCGTGCCCGGGGCCATCTTGGATAGTCTCGCGGCATACCGCTGGGCATGCTCGGGGGTGACGGCGGCGAGTTCGAAGTCCTCCCCGAGCTGGGCGATAAGGCGGCCCGCGGCGCCCGCGACGTTGCGGTGGGAGGAGGACTCGGACAGCTCCGGGTGGAGTTCGCGGAAGCGGTCGCGCCACTCGCCCAGCGTGAGCGGCTTGCGGGCGGAGTTCGAGCGCAGCCCGGGGTCGGTCTTGAAGGCGTCGCGGATGCGGTCGCGCTGCAGCTCGGCCTCGGCCTGGGTGGTGGCGGTGAGGGTGACGAAGCGCCGGGGTCCGCCTTCGAGTGGGTAGAACGCGACGCGCCACCGCCCGCGGGCCTTCTCGTGGTAGAGCTTGACCTGATCGACCAGGAGCGCGCGGAGGGGGTTCATCGGTACGACGCGGGGTTGAGTGCCCAGAGGAATTGCCGCATGGCGTCCCGATGCTCTTGCCCGACCTTCATCTCAAAGTCTCCCTCGGTTGTCACCCGCATTTCCATCGTGTCGGAGGCCGCCCACTGGGCGACCTGCTCCACGGTCAGGGTGAGGCACCCTTGCCCCCCGCAGTTGAACTCGGTTCGCTGGCCGTTGACGATGACGACGCATCGGGAAATCTTCGCCCCCGGCGCGTCCATGATGACCGTGGGGGCCTCGTCCGGGGGACCCATGCCCCGCGCGCTGGCGAACAGGGCGAGCGTTCCGTTCTGCCAGCGGAGCAGAGCCTCGGTCGAGGTGACATCGTCAAACCGGTCGTAGACGCGGCTGACATCTCCCTGGCCGCGCTCCCGCGCGATGGTCATGCCGCTCACGGAATGCGCCGGCAGGGCCGCGATCCACGACGGCGGCGGCGGCGGGCGCAGATCGCCGGAGCTGGTGAGCACGGCTAAGAGAACGCCGATCGACGAGGTGAAGATGATCAGGACGACGACGGCGAGCCAAGATCGGGTGTTTGACATGCCTACATCCTCCTCGTGCGGCGCTCCTCGGCGCGCCCGACCTGCTCGACGTGCTCACGCGGCACCTCGATCGCCGGGTACTTCTCGTTGTCCTTGATCAGCCGGATCACGCGACCGGACTCGCGCGTGGTCCATCGCGCGATGGTACATCCGTCGTGCCCGCTCTCCTGGGTGAAGCGGACGAACACCACTTGGCCGGGCGCGAGCGGCGGGTGTCCGTCGTGCCCGTTCATCCAGCGGAACACGAGCGTGTCGCCCTCGAAGATCGTCGGCTCCATCGAGTGCCCGACGACCTCCACCGCGAAGAGGTGATCGCCTTCGAGCGTGCCACGGTCGATGTAGCGGAAACCCTGCGTCGAGTCCACTCCATACTCCTCGTAGTTGACCACGGGGCCAGCCGGCGCGGAGTTGATCACGGGGATCAGGTCCGAGCGGCGAGGAGCATTAGACCCCTTTTGAGGGGACGGTTCGATAGGGTGAACACCTCTTGCAGCAGATCGAGTGTTTCCACCCTGCTCATGATTGTGCAGCGACAAGCGACCCGAGAGTTTTCCCTCGAACTCGTCGAGGTCCATCCCGAGCGCGCGGGCGTAGCGCGCTCGATCGTCGGCGCGCATTTTCGATTCGCCTGATTCGTGCCGGGAAACCTTGCTCGGAGCGAACCCAGCGCGTGCCGCGAGCTCGGCTTGGGTGAGCCTGTGTTCGTCGCGCATCATGAGCAACCGGTCGCCCTCGGAAGGCATGGACGACGTTACCGGTTTGGCTGGAAGTTCCAGAGGCACAACCGCACAAGTTTTCCACATTCTGCCATTTTTGCAATCTTTCTATTGACGCTTTCCATTTCTTCCGATATTTTCACATCATGGAAAGCACCGAACGACCTCTTACCACCGGGAAAGTCGCTGCGAGACTGGGGGTTTCAGCCCCGACCGTGCGCGACCTGATCGACGCCGGGAAGTTCCCCGGAGCCTTCAAGGTGGGGACCGACTGGCGGGTCCCCGCGGCGGACGTCGACGCGTACATCGCCGCGAACACCGTGAAGCCCGCTGTCCCCGCAACCCAGCAAGGAGACCAGCCATGAAGATCATGAGCGTCGGCGGTGTCGTGCTCTACGAA